GTTGTGATTGATAAAGAGCTTCATTGCTCTCTCTCTCTCACTCACTGGGCACGTTCGAACCAGCTCGTGTGCAATAGCACCAAAGCTGTCACCCGTTCCTAGGTTGCTTGCCGTCACCTTCTCTGTTGACCCCTTGGTGCTCCTTTTGAGACCAAGGCACAGACCCATGTTTACATATGGCCTGTGTTCTAACCAGAGAGGGGGGCCTCCCCTGACCCACCGTACCTTGAGTCCACCTTCTGGTCTCGGTATGCTTCGTTGGATAAGTTGGCAGTAGTCAGGAACGACGAGAAACCTGGCTGAGTTGATATTGCAGAATCTGTTCGAGAAATACGTCTTGCCGACGCTCTCGCTCAGACCAATGGACTTCCCCAGCACCTTCCAGGCTTGGAATGCTAGGGGGGTCAATCTGGCTAGGCAGTCGTCTCCGTTCACGATCACATTCGCGGTTTTTAGCGTAAGTGGTCGCCACACACTGTGCTCACGCGCCCGTTTCATAACGGTTGCGTTGATGATGCATAGTATGGGGAAGGAAACGATGCTGCCCATCAGTTGGCCCCATGTCTGTCTCTTGACATGTTCTTTGTCCTCTGGATCTGTAATTTCATGTTTCGTCAGGGCCCGCAGGAGTAGGGAGCTCTCCGTTTCATCAAGACCCAAGCAGGTGGCGATTTCCTCCGCTACGGCTTCACTGGCCCATGGGGCCAAGTTGTTCGTTGCGTCCGAGTAGTCGCCTGACATGAGCTGTTCCCCGTCGCGTAGTTGACCAATTTGGTCACATACGTAACGGGCGTCAACCTCTTGTCCCACCAGCTTGAAGCACCCTCCACTGAACGTTCGTAGGGCCTGCCATGTATATTTTTGCAGGCTCTTCAGAACGAAGTAGGTGTAGGGTGGTCCTTTTGAGATGACGCGTGCTTTGAGTGCCTCCTCCAGTCCCACAAGATCCACCTGTGGTGACTCGGCCTTGGCTATTTCCTTGCACCGTCTCCAGAGCTCATCAAACCTCTCTGCGAGTCCTTTCTCGTCAATCCACGTCACTCCT